TATTAGGTCTAGGAGCATATGCATTGTATAGATGGATACGTAGAATATGAGTTTACGTAAATGGGTTGGTGAGAAGTGGGTTGATATTGGAGCACCAAAGAAGAATGGTAAGTATCAACCATGTGGTAGGAGCAAAGGATCAAAACGTAAATACCCAAAGTGTGTACCAATAGCTAAAGCAAGAAAGATGACTGCATCACAAAAGGCTTCAGCAGTAAAAAGAAAACGTGCAGTCAAACAAGGAGTTGGTGGTAAGCCAACAAACGTAGCAACCTTTAAAAGAAAGAAAAAGAAGTAATGGCAAAATCACCAGCATGGCAACGTAAAGAAGGTAAGAATCCTAAAGGTGGATTAAATGCAAAAGGTCGTGCTAGTTATAATAAAGGTCGTACCAAGACTGGTAAGAAAAGAAATCTTAAAGCACCTAGTAAAGTAGTAGGTAATAAAAGACGTGCTTCCTTTTGTGCAAGGATGAAAGGAATGAAGAAGAAGTTAACGAGCAAGAAGACAGCTCGTGATCCTAATTCAAGAATTAATAAATCATTAAGAGCATGGAACTGTTAATATGTTTATAAGACAACTATCTTTAAAAGATTTGAATAGACTTCGTACTATTGTACGTAGTACGCATTTAAAATTTTATCCTAATGAACTTTTAACTAATAGTGAAGTTGATAAGTTTATAAATGCAGTCGGTCCAGACTTAGCTGGTAAGATGATTAAGTTTGCAGTAGACAACAATCACGTTGACTAATGCTATTTAAATACAAACCAGACGGACAGATATTAAAAAATTTTATGAAAGACAATAGTTTCTTTCGTGGTATACGTGGACCAGTTGGTTCAGGCAAATCTGTTGCTTGTTGTATAGAAGTATTCCGTAGAGCATTGGCTCAAAAAAAATCTCCAGATGGTATTCGTAAAAGTAGAGTAGCTATTGTGCGTAATACTAATCCTCAGTTACGTACCACCACAATGAAGACTTGGTTAGATTGGTTTCCTGAAAAAGAATTTGGTAAAATGAATTGGTCGCCACCTTATACGCATAGAGTTAAAATAGGTGATGTAGATTTAGAAGTTATCTTTCTAGCTTTAGATAGACCAGAAGATGTTAAAAAATTATTATCTTTAGAATTAACTTTTCTTTTCTTTAATGAAAGCAGAGAAATAGCAAAACCAATTATAGATGCTGGTACTATGCGTGTAGGTAGATACCCTTCTATGAAAGATGGTGGACCAAGTTGGTATGGTGTTATAGCAGATACCAATGCACCAGACGAAGATCATTGGTGGTCAGTCATGAGTGGAGATGCACCACCACCAGAACATCTATCAAGAGAAGAAGTTATGATGTTAGTTAAACCTGATAACTGGAAATTTTTTACACAACCAGCTGGAATGATAGAGAAAAAAAATAATAACCACGAAGTAGAAAACTATGCAATCAATCCAGTAGCAGAAAATAAAATGAATTTAATGGCAGATTATTATTCTTCTATTATAAGAGGTAAAACTAAATCTTGGATTGATGTGTATGTGATGAATAGACTAGGAACAATAGAAGATGGTAAACCAGTTTACAAACAATTTTCAGCAGATATTCACGTAGCTAAAGAACCAATACTCCCAGCAGAAGTTCCCTACTATGTTGGTATAGATTTTGGTTTAACACCAGCTTGTGTATTTGCTCAACAAGTCCGAGGGAGATGGATAATCTTACATGAGATCGTAGCACAAGATATGGGTATGGTACGTTTTGGAGAATTGCTTAGACAAGAAATGCACTCCAAGTTTCGCAATATACCAGTAGCACGAATATTTGGGGACCCAGCTGGGGATTACAGGGCACAGACTGATGAGTCTACCCCTTTCCAAATACTACGTGGTGCTGGTATTCGTGCCATTCCAGCACCATCCAATGATGTATCGTTACGTATAGAATCTGTTAATGCTCCATTGAGTAGATTACTTGAAGGTAAATCAGGAGTGCTTATAGATAAAAGCTGTAAACATCTAATCAAAGGTTTTGAGGGTGGGTATCAGTATAGACGTATGCAAGTATCTGGTGAAAGGTATACTGATAAACCAGATAAGAATCATTACTCTCATGTACATGATGCATTACAATATCTGATGTTGGGTGCTGGTGAAGGAAAGAATATAACTAAGTCTTTGAATCCAGCAAAAGTGGTACAAGCAAAAACTGATTTTGATGTCTTTACAAAAGCACCAAAAAAGAATATAAGAAAGAAATGGAATATATTTGATATTCGATCAAGATTATAGAAAGGATTTAATTATGTGTTCAGGTTTATTTAGTTCAAAAGCACCACCAATTTATATACCACCTCCTCCAAAACCTGATCCTAGCATTGCCGCTAGAGAAACACAGGTAAGAGAACAAGGTATGCAAAATCAAGCAGAAGCTACTAGAGCCAGAAAAAAACAAATACAAGAAGGTTTTGGTAGAAGAAGTTTATTAACTACAAGTGGTGGTGGCTATCTTTCAAATACTAAAAGTAATACTACATTAGGATAATATGACCACTCAAATTGAAAAAGTAAAAGCAAAACTTGATACACATGAAGCAGTTTGTTCTGAAAGATGGTTAGAAATAATTTCAAGAGTAAAACGATTAGAAACAATATTCATTGCCTTTAGTGGTACTATAATGGTAATGTTAGCAACAATGTTAATTAAACAATTATAATGGTAGCATTAGTTCCACAACCTATTCTAAAAGAAATGGATGACATAGGTAATATGTTGGCTCGATATAAAAGAGCAGAAAGCATAAAAGAATTATGGCGACCTACTTTTGAAGAATGTTTTGAATACAGTATGCCAGCACGAGAGAGTTTTTATCCTACTACTGCTGGACAAACAAAGACAGATAAAATATTTGATGAAACTGCTGTGGTTGGTGTGCAAGAATTTGCATCACGATTACAAGCTGGTATCGTTCCTAACTATGCAAGATGGGCAGAATTAGTATCTGGTTCAGAAATACCACAAGAAGAAAGAACAGAAGTAAATGAACAACTAGATGGAGTAACTAATTATGTATTTGAAGTTTTACAAAATAGTAATTTTGCTCAAGAAATACATGAAGCATTTTTAGATTTAGCAGTAGGTACAGGTGCATTGCTTATAGAAGAAGGTGATGCAATAAAACCAATACGATTTACAGCAGTACCTTTATCAAGATTAACATTAGATACTGGACCAAATGATATAGTAGATACTGTATATAGAACAAGAAAAGTAAAAGCATCAAACATACAATTAATATATCCACAAGCAACATTACCACCAGAACTAAGTAGACAATTAACTAATGGTAAAGATATTTTTGTAAATTTAGTAGAATGTGTATCAAGAAATTATAATAAACCAAATGTAGAAATTTATGACTTTACAGTTTTTTCTACGAATCCAGAACATATATATTTAAAAAAACAATTTATGGGAGAAGGTGCAAATCCATATGTAGTATTCCGTTGGAGTAAAGCCGCTGGTGAAGTGTATGGTCGTGGACCACTTCTTAATTCTATGCCAGCAATAAAAACTTGTAACCTTGTTATAGAAATGATTTTAGAAAATGCACAGATGGCAATATCTGGTATGTATCAAATGGAAGATGATGGTATAATAAATGTAGATACAATTCAGTTACTTCCAGGAACTATCATACCACGTTCTCCATCATCTCGTGGATTAGAACCAATAGCACAAGCTGGTAACTTTAATGTTGCTGATTTAGTTTTAAAAGATATGCGACAAAATATTAGAAAGGCATTGTATAATGAAATGTTGGGTGATCCTAATAGAACACCAATGTCAGCTACAGAAGTTGCAGAACGTATGGCAGACTTGTCAAGACAGATTGGTTCATCATTTGGTAGATTACAAGCAGAGATGGTAACACCAGTATTGCAAAGAGTAATACATATATTAAAAAAACAAGGAAGAATAAATATACCAACAGTAAATGGTAGAGAAATAAAAGTACAATCTACTTCTCCATTAGCACAAGCACAAGCTAATCAAGATATAAATGGATTCAATAGATTTTTAGAATTAGTAGGTTCAAGATTTGGACCACAACTTATAAACCTATTAGTAGATAGTAATGAAGCTACTAAATACCTAGCAGAAAAATTTGGTATACCAGAAAAACTTACAAGAAGTAAAGAAGAAATGGAACAAGCTATGATGCAAATGCAACAAGCTATGCAACAACAACAACAATTACAACAAATGGCACCAAATGATAGACAAGAAGAACCTCCCCCAGGTTAGTATAGATGGGATTCGCAGAACTCAATCTAATGAAGATAAGTTAAATAGCACTATTTTAACTTGTTTTGTTACTGATGCTGGAGTAGAAACATTAAAATATTTAAGAAGTATTACTATAGAAAGTGTAGCTGGATTTAATATAACGGATCAAGAACTGAGAGCAAGAGAAGGAATGAGATTTTTAGTAGGTATTATTGAACAACGTATAAAGGAGGGCAAAAATGTCAGAGCAAGAAAGTCTAATAAATAGCGAACAAGAAGTAAAAGATGAAGTAGGAGAAGTAGCAGAAAGACCAGAGTGGTTACCAGAAAAATTTTTTAGTGATGGTAAACCAGATTATGAAAGTTTAGCAAAGTCTTATACTGAAGCAGAATCTTATATAGGTAAAAAGAAAGAAGATTTAACTGAAGAAATAAAAGTACAATTACAAGAAGAACAAATTAAAAATGTACCAGAAGCACCAGATAAATATAATTTACCAGAGATTCCTGAACAATATGATACTGATACTCCTCTCATGGATGGGTGGAGAAAATATTGTCATGATAATAAATTAGGTCAAGAAGCATTTGATAAAGGAATAGACTTATTTATTCAATCACAACCACAGATAGATATAGAAACTGAAAAGAAAAAACTAGGTGAAAATGCTAATCAACGTATTGAAGCTGTATCATTATGGGTAAATAAAAATTTTAATGAAGCACAAAGACCAGCATTAGAGATGTTGTGTTCTTCTTCTAGTGGAGTTGAAACAGTAGAAAAAATAATGACTATGATGCAACAAAGTATGAGTCAAGCACCAGAGTCAACTGTATCATCAGGTAAGACAAGACAGGATTTAGAAGAGATGATGAAAGATAGAAGATACTGGCATCCTACAAATAGAGATGAAAACTACGTTAAACAAATAGATTCTGCTTTTGATAAGTTATATAAATGATTTGTAAAAAATGTATTTCTGTTCGACCATCAACAGAAAAAGATGCTATGTCATTAGCAAGAACTATGAGAAAACAAGATATAATGGAAGTAGAAGCTTGTGGTACTGATCCAGTTACAGCATTATTGTATCCATTAAGACAAGAAAATGCACAAACATTTACTCTTTTTTATGGTAAAGAGCCAGTTTTAATGGGTGGAACTGTAGGAGAAAGCATAGGATTAGCTAGAGTATGGTTACTTGCTAATGATAAAGCCTTTACAAAACCTATGAAATTAGCACTTTTAAGCAAAAAATGGGTAGATTTAATACACAAACCTTACGAAATTCTATACAATTATGTGTGGATTGATAATAAAAAAGCAGTAAAATTACTAAAACATCTTGAATGTAGGTTTGATCATGAAACAGTTAAAAGAAAAAATCTTGACTTTATAAAATTTTCTCGTTGCAAAAGCAGAGAACTTTCGTTATAGATGTATTAGTAGTCCTAGAATATTAGAGTATTGCCCTTCTGGATAACTATACAAAGATAAGCTAGATAAACTCGGTGAAACTTTTATTAACTTTATAAGGAGGACTTATGTCTGTAGGAATAAGCACTGCTTTTATAAAACAGTTTGAGAGTGATGTTCACATGGCTTATCAGCGAATGGGATCAAAACTCAAGGACACCATTAGACAGAAGCCAAGTGTCAATGGTAATCAAACAGTTTTTCAAAAAGTAGGAAAAGGCTCTGCTGTCCAAAAATCACGTCATGGACAAGTGCCAATAATGAATATCGACCATAGTAATGTAACAGTAACCTTACAGGATTACTTTAGTGCTGACTATGTAGATAGACTTGACGAATTAAAAACCAACATTGATGAAAGAATGGTAGTAGCACAAAGTAGTGCTGGTGCATTAGGAAGAAAAACTGATGAACTAATCACTACTGCTCTTGATGGTACATCAAATCTATCAGGTAACTCTGACTCAAATGGTTTAACACAAGCTAAGATTGAAGCTGTGTTTGCTCAAATGGGTGAGAATGATATACCTGATGATGGTGATAGATACTTTATTGTATCACCTGATGGTTGGGTTGATCTGTTACAGATAGCGGCATTTACGGATGCTGACTTTATTGGACCAGATGAACTTCCATTTAAAGGTGGAATGGTAGCAAAAAGGTGGCTCGGTTTTATGTGGATGATACATAGTGGTTTACCATCAACAGGTGGTAGAAGACAATGTTTTGCATATCATAGAACTGGTTTAGGTGTAGCTATGGGAGCTGATGTAACAACAGAAATCAACTACATTCCTGAAAGAGTGTCTAATTTAATAACTGCATATATGAGCTTGGGTGTTGTCTTGATTGACGATAACGCAGTCTTTGAAGTGCAAATAACTGAATAGGAGGTACAAATGGCTTTAGATGCAACAAATCTATTTAAGGTTGGTGGTGCCAATCCTGGAATGTGGATTTACAAATCTACAGATGCA